GCCGACCCCAACGCCTACACCTACGCCGACCCCAACGCCTACACCTACGCCAACACCTACACCAACTCCAACTCCTACACCAAACTGTACGCCAGTTTATTCATATAGCGAGTACAGGGGTTCATGCGGAGCTGTGGTGGCTATCTATGTCAACCCATGTACTGGAGCAGAAAGCTTTACCTGCCCTTCAACACCTACTCCAACACCTACTCCAACACCTACTCCTACGCCTACTCCAACGCCTACATCTTCACCATGCTCAGACTACGGATGTGGTGGCAGCTGTGCTTGTGTAAATTGTTGGAATTCTGGTGGAGAATGGTTTGGAGGAGTATGTTATTACTAATTTACAGATTTTTTTATATATGCTATACTTTAAAATAATAAAAAGGAGAAAAAATGACAATTAAAAAATTTGCAGGAATTGTTGATGGTGATGTATTTACAATAATACATATTGATAGTGATTTTAAAGGTTCTGACGGAATGGCAGGTCAAAGAATTATTGCTGGATATTTATCAGAACCAAAATTTGTAGAAATTCCAGATAATTCAGAAATTGATCATACCTGGACCTGGGATGGAAATGAATTTCATCCACCTGTAATTTAGATAGGGTTATAATATGTCAGAGAATAAAAAATCTGCATGGCAACAGTATAAAGAAAATCTTGGCCAGACAAGGCCATGGGATATGCTTAATCCAGATGTTGAAAGACTTTCTGATGAAAAAGCAGAAGAAAGATATTCAATATGTAAGGCTTGCCCAGAACTTATTAAGTTAACAAAACAATGTAAAAAGTGTGGATGCTTAATGTCTGCTAAAACAAAACTTGCTTTAGCAGCCTGTCCAATAGGAAAGTGGTAGTATGTTAAAAGAAGAGTTAGCACCTGGAATAGTTGTTTATAGTAATGTAATACCTGATAGCGAAAACTTATATTTAGAAATTGAAGAAGGAATAGCTTCGGCGGGACTTGCTTGGAATCAGGCATTAGTGAAAGATGGCGACGAAGATCATGTAAATAAATCTTCTAGAGATACAAGCACATTTGGCATAGGATATAAGGGTCACATATCAGATGACTATAGTTCATTTGCAAGCTCATTGCAGACAACATTGAACAATATATTTTTTGAAAATTTTGACAAAATTGAAAAAGATTATCAAGCATCCTATGGAATTTTTACAACCTGGCACGATTCTTATGGGATTTTAAAGTATGGGGTTGGTCAAAAGTTTACAAACCATATTGATGACCATCCAGACTATCATAGAAGAATGTCTACAGTTTATTATTTAAATGATAATTATACTGGTGGAGAAATTAACTTCCCACGCTTTGGAATAACATTTAAGCCAAAAGCAAATCAGATGATTGTATTTCCATCTACTTATGTATACAATCATTCAGTATCTCCAGTTATCGAAGGAACAAGGTACGCTGTTGTAAGCTGGATGAGATGATAAAATTAGTTCAATTAGACCCCAACGGATTGTGTAATCTTGGCTGTTGGTTTTGTCCAGTAGCATATGAAGAAAATCCATTAATTGGAAGAAACACAATGTCTATTGAAACTATTCGTTCTATTATTGAACAATTAAAGGCTGGCGTTGGAGATTTTGTAGATCCGTCATTTTGTTTTATTTATACTGCACACTATAATGAAGTATTGCTATATAAATATTTTAAAGAGATGCTTGATTTATTTAGAGAATATAAAATTAGAACAATGATTTTGACAAATGGGTCTCCTCTAACAAAAGATAAAATGGATATTGTTAAGGAATATAGCGATGTTGTTGATTTAATTCATTTTAATACTCCATCTGCCGACTCTGAAACTTGGGCAAAAATGACTGGCAAGAGTCCAAAAATGCACCAAAGGGTTATGGATAATATTAGATATGCTATAGACAATTTTCCTCATCAAAGAGTTTCGATGCAGGTAAACGGAATTAATGAAACCTCTTTAGGTTATATGGAATTGTTAGAAAATGCTCCAAGTATAGATTTAGATGACAATACTGGAGATACTGCTACCGCCCTTAAGGAAATGAGAGAAAAGTTTCCAGAAATTAATATTTCTGCAAATACTGCATTAGTTGATAGAGCAGGATATTTAGATACTCGTAGAATTATGAAGAATCAGATAAACGGAAAAGGCAAAGTTGTTGGCTGTAATAATATGGGCAGCAGACCAGATACATGGATACACATCAATGCTAATGGTGCAGTTTTTCTTTGCTGTAACGACTACGATTTTGAAACAGTGTTTGGAAATATAAATGATAATTCAATAAAAGAAATATGGGAAAGTCAGGAGAGAAAAGACATGATCAAGCACTCCTATGAAAACTTTTGTACAACCTGTATTCATGCAATCTGGAAAGAGTAATGAAAAAAAGTATTTTTATACAAATAACTTCCTATCATGATTATGAACTTGAGAAGACAATTAGAAATGCAATAGTTAAGTCTTCAGGACAAACAGAGCTAGTCTTTGGTGTTCATTCAATATTTTATGATGATAATTCTTGGGTTGAGCCAATAAAAAATATACTTAATGTAAAGCTAATTGAAAGCAAAGCACCAGAAAATTTAGGAATGGGTCTTGGAAGGCATTTGGCTCATCAATTTTATTCTGGAGAAGATTACTACTTTCAAATAGATGCACATAGCAGATTTGATCAGGATTGGGATATTTTTTTAATAAATGAAATTAATAGGCACAAAAGTAATGGTTTTAAGAAACCTCTAGTAACTCAGTACCCTAAGCCATTCTGGTATGATGGAGATGTTGAAAAGATAAGAGAGCATGAAGAAGTAGTAACTCAATTTTATTGGAAAGATAAAGAAAGATTTAGGCTTTATAGAACACCTATGCAAGGAACTATTTTAAACCCAGAAAAAAATATATATTCTATTTCTGTTTCTGGAGGATCAATATTTACAGAAGGAGAATTCCTTAAGCCTAATAAATTAATATTTTCGGATGGAGAAGAAATATTTATAGCCGCAAGAGCCTATACAAGTGGTTATGACCTTTTCGTTCCTAGTGAAATGTTTATGTATCATTTATATTATGGTACAGAAGGAAAAAATAAAAGAAGAATTGTATACCAGGATTGGCCAGATCAAACGAGTAGCCTAGGACAGATATCTATAGATGAAATCAAGTTAGTTCTTTCTGGAGACGGGATAGTGGGCGAGTATAGATTAGGAACAGAAAGAACATTATCTGAATACGGAAAATTTTGTGGCCTTGATTTTAAAACAGGTGAAGTGCTTGACAACTATACAGTCTAGTATAATCTTAACGGGATCCTGCGGATATGTGGGAACGGCTACAAAAGAATTACTAGAAAAGTCTGGTTGTACAGTATTTGGAGTAGACAAGAAAATTAAACGTGATACAAGATTTATAATTAAGTATTTAATTAATTTAGATGCAAAATGCATCATTCATTTATCAGCCAAAAAATCTATTCCTGAATCTAAGAAAAAACCACTTTCTTATTATCTTAATAATATATTGTCGACTTTTATGGTAGGAGTTGCTTCAAGGTTATTTAATATACCAGTTATCTTTGCATCCTCTGCAGCTATTTATAATCCCTCAAATCCATATGCAAAATCAAAAAAGATAGAGGAAAATATTTTAAGGTTACTCTGTCATAAATTAGTTATCTTAAGATATTTTAATATTGTTGGAAAAACAAGAACGGCTAGCGATGAAGGGTCTACAAATATTTTTTCAGTAATTAATGAAAATTCATCCATAAAGATAAGTAGCACAATATCTACAAGAGACTACGTTCATATTTTAGATATAGCGATGGCCAACGTGTTAGCTATAAACTATTTAGAAAATAATAAATATTTAATTACAGATATATTTACTGGACAAAGAAAAAGTGTTCTTGATATAATAGAAGAGTATAAAAAAAATAATTATAGTATTAAGTATACAGTGGCAGGATTTAAAGACAGTTCTGTTTTACCCTCTATAGATAACAGAGGAATCCTAGGCTGGGAGCCAAGGCACACCTTTGAACAAGCAATTAAGTCTGAAATAGAGCAGTAATCCATTGCTTTATAAGCTATTTTATAATATACTATAAAAGTCAAAAGGAGAATAAAATGACACTAGACTACAGTTCAATGCTCACAGACGAGCAGAAGCGCAACATCCTTCAGCAAAGAATTTCACAGTTTGCTGCAGAGGCATACCAACATTCACTAAACAAGCAGACATGTGCAAGCCTTGAGGATGAAGCTGGAATCGAAGCAGCAGACAAGTCCCTTGCTGTTCTAGAAGCAGCAATTGCAGTTCACAAAGCAGAACTAGAAGCTCTTCCAGCAGCAGAGTAATATTCTGCTATAATGACATTATGTCATATGATCTTAAGGTAATTAAAGATCATCCAGTAGGATTTTGGAAATTGGATGAAACTTCTGGCACTATCGCAGCAGACTCTTCTGGGTGTGCAAATAATGGTACATACGTAGGAGGCATACAGTTAAACCTTATGCCTTTAGTATCTGGCGGTATTGCTGGAAGTCTTATCAATAATACAAGATATGTGACTCTTCCAACTACTAAAGACTATTATGGCAATACAACAAGCGGCGGGCTAGGAAATAAGAATACATCAGATAATGATTTCTCCCTAGAGCTTTGGATATTTCCTAAGATAACAACAACAAACCAGACAACCATATTTGCAGATACTACAAACAATATTGGTATATATATTCAAAACGGTAACTTGATTTTTAAAGTTCAAACAGAATCTATAGAGCATACAATTAATCAATATAATCAGGTAATGCATATTGTGGCAGTTTACAGAAGCACATCCATTGCATTATATGTTAATGGTAGAGCAGTTTCTTCAAAGACATTAACAGGATTCAAGTTTACAAATTCTTCCCTATCCTTGCAGATAGGGCCAACAGCAAATGCATCAGATTCATTTATTGTAGATGCTCCAGCAGTTTATAGATATGGATTAAGTCCAGATATAATTAAAAGACATTTCCTAGCATCTCAGCCGATTATTCCAATTCAAGTTGTAACTCCAGATGACGGAGAGCTATTTATACTTTCAGATATGAATATAAAGAAAAACTTTGAAATGTCCTATCCACTAAATAGAGACTGGTCGACGCTATATAACGCAAACTTATTTTATGATAAAGTAGAAAATTCTATATCTCTAATATCAGATACGGTAGGAACAAGTAAGTCTGCAGTAGTATACGATAAGTTTGTTATACCTACTGGTATAGGTTTAACGTCTTCTAAGGTAGAATGGAATGGAACTCCTGGAGTAACAATTGAAACAAGTACTGACGGTGTTACATACACGGCTTGCGAAAATGGTAGAACAATTCCTGGTTATAGAATAGGAATTAGCTCATTTAATCCTAACGGAGAGGTGTATGTAAAAATTACCCTTTCGACTACAGACTCAAGTAGATATATTCCCAAATTATATTCATTAAGATTTAGCTTTTTTACAAACAAGTATATTTACGCATTTAATGGCGGAGACTACATTCAGCCTATACAGCCATCAGCTGGAACCGTAGACCTATCTATTTGGGATTACGATTTAGGAACAATAGATTATCAAGTACTTTCCAGAAATACAAAGGCTGGCATTAAACCATATCCTCCAGGGTTTGCCATTAACACCACAAAAAATATCCAATCAGTAGAAATGATGTTTACTCCATTAAATACAAATACTGAGAACTTCTTAGTCTACGGTGCCACAAACCACTACTATTCTTGGAATGCCAGCGGTGTTATAACCAAGGGTTCTGCCGTTTCCGCTATATATGTAAACGGAGTAGATAGAACAGCAGCAACGAATATATCGACATTTTTGACGGCAGGCGAACAGCACCATATTGTAATAGTATTTTCTTCAGCTATTACAACAAGAATCTGGTTCAATGTAAAGGTATCTTCAAATACTTGGACAAACGCTGGCCCTAGAAATACATATAACTATATTGGGATATACGAATCTCAATTATCTTCAACTCAGGCTTCAAGCCACTATTCCCTATATACTGGCAGGTCCCTAGGAAGCGCTACAGATCCGTCATTCGCAATTACAGAATCTAGCGTTTCTTTGTATAATAGGGACTGGACAGTGATAAAAAGTATCTAGTCTGTCATTCCTTGTGACAAAACGTGGACTTTGACTAAAAAGAATGGTAGAATAACATCATATGGACATTAAAAAAATTAACTCTAGAGTACTGGACGAAGAAACCCGTCTAGGAATATATGTTTGGGAAATGCCAGATGGCCGCTGGATTGGTGATGATGATGGTAATTTCCTATCAGTAACAGCCACAAAGGGAAATAGATCGAAGATGGACGCCCTGGCAAAAGAGGTAAGATCTTATGGAATACATGAAGGTCAGCCTAAATTTCTTTCAGGTAGAAGAAAAATTGATGACGAAGAGTTTGAATATCAAAAGCAAAGACTAGAGTGGGGCTTAATTCCAGATCCTTATGATATTGGTAACTATAAGGATGAAATGAAAGCAGCAAATAAAGGAAAAACACGATGAATTATATTGAAGAGTCAGACGATTCAAGTTCGATTGAGGTCTCTAATGTAGCAGACTGGATGAGATTTAATACTCCAGTTGAAGCAAAGTCTGAGGACCCATTTAAAATTTCAGGAGATGATCTAAGTAAGGTATCAGGACTTGGCGCATCTTTCCGCCGTAAAATGAATCGTGATCTTCAAAAAAGATTTGTAGGAATTGATGGTACAGAGACACAGCAAAATCTTATGGCGCAGGCAGTTACTGGCTATGCCATGTTTGATCTTATTGAGCCTCCATACAATCTAGAATATCTTTCACAGATTTATGAAATATCTGCATATAACTACGCAGCAATTAATGCTAAGGTTTCAAATATTGTCGGACTTGGATTTGATTTTATCGAAACAAGAAAAGCAGTTGACGCAATGGAAGAACTTTCAGATGCTCAAGTTGAAAGAGCAAGACGCAAGCTTGATAGACTTAGACAAGATCTTCACGATTGGCTTGAAAACTGTAATGAAGAAGAAACATTTAAAGAAACACTAATTAAGTTTTATACCGATGTAGAGGCAACAGGTAATGGCTTCCTAGAAATTGGAAGAACTACAAACGGTAAGATTGGATACATTGGACATATTCCGTCAAAGACAATGCGTGTGCGTCGTCTAAGAGATGGATTTATTCAATTGCTTTATGGCAAGGCGGTATTCTTTAGAAACTTTGGAGATCAAGAAACTCCTAATCCAATCGCAGGCGGTCTAGATAGACCAAATGAAATTATTCATTTTAAGAAGTATACTCCAACAAATAACTACTATGGAATTCCAGATATTATTGCTGCATCAAATGCAATGGCTGGAAACGAGTTTGCTGGAAAATATAACCTAGACTACTTTGAAAATAAAGCAGTCCCAAGATATATTATTACTGTTAAGGGTGCAAAGCTTTCTGCAGAATCAGAGCGCAAGCTACTTGAATTTTTCCAAGTTGGTCTAAAGGGAAGAAATCATAGGTCTCTATATATTCCACTTCCTGCAGATACCTCAGACTCAAAAGTTGAATTTAAGATGGATCCAATTGAGGCGGGAGCACAAGAGTCTTCATTTAACGTATATCGTAAATCAAATAGAGACGAAATCCTTTTGGCACATCGTGTCCCAATTAATAAAATTGGAACCCCAGAAGGAATTAATTTAGCAGCTGCCCGTGATGCAGATAAGACATTTAGAGAGCAAGTTTGCCGACCAGCACAGGATATTCTTGAAAAGAAATTAAATAAATTAATTCAAGAAATGACAGATGCTCTAGAAATTAAATTTAATGAGCTTACTCTTACCGATGCTGATACTCAGTCTAAGATTGATGAAAGATTATTGAGAATGCAGGTAATTACTCCTAATGAAGTTAGAATTAGAATGGGCATGGTTCCTCTAGATGGAGGAGATGAAGTGGTTCAATTAAAGCCTCAACAACAGGCAGAAATTAGAACACAGGCCAATAATACTCGTCGCAGAGATCAAGAAAGACAAAATAATGCTCCAGATATTTCTGGAGAAGGCAGAAATGCTCAAGGCGACGGAAGACAAGTCGAGTAGTCCTGCTCAACCATTATTTGCCTTTTGATATATAAGTAGATAAAATAAACTATATGAAAATTGAGAAATCTCTCTGGTCCTCACATGGCGACGACATCGTACTGTCCGTCCCATTTACTAAAGTTAATCGTGAAAAGCGTACCGTATCAGGTTTTGCTACTCTAGATAACCTTGATCAAACTGGAGACCTTGTAACAGCAGAAGCAAGCCTAAAGGCTTTTGAAAATTTCCGTGGAAACATTCGTGAGATGCATGGATCAAATGCTGTTGGCAAGATGGTTTCATTTAAGCCAGAAACATTTTATGACCCAAAGACTGGCGAGTTTTACAATGGCGTTTATGTAGATGCATATATTTCAAAGGGTGCACAAGATACTTGGGAAAAGATTCTTGATGGCACACTATCAGGATTTTCTATTGGCGGAAAAATTATTGATTCAGAAAATGAAGTAAATAAGTCTACTGGTAAGACAGTAAGATTTATCAAAGACTACGCTTTGATGGAGTTGTCAGTAGTTGATTCTCCAGCAAACGAGCTCTGCAACATCTTATCAATTCAGAAAATGAACGGGCAACTATTGTTTAAGGGTATTGCAGCAGAGACTCAAGTAGAGAACATCTTCTATTGTGAAGATAGCGATTCTGTTTTTATCTCAAGAGAATCAAAGTATACATCTCCAGTAAGTGGAAAAGAAGCGGCGCTAATTGGATGGATTGAAAGTAACGATGTAAACAAAGCAAAAGAGATAGATAAGATTCTTGATTCATATAAGAAATCAAGATTAACGTTGCCTGATACACAAACAATTGCAAAACAGGCAAACGCAGAAGGAGGTAATGAAGTGTCAGAAAACACAGAAAACGTAGCAGTTGAAGAAACACCTGCTGTCGTAGAAGAGACACCAGCTGTCGCTCCTGCAGAAGAAGCTCCAGTTGTTGAAGAAGCTCCTGCAGAAGAAGCAGTAGCAGACGCTTCTGCCGAAACTCTGGAAAAAGCAGCCGACGTATCAGAAGTTATGGTTGATGAACCTGATTTTGCAAAGATGCTTGGCGATCTAAAAGGCTTTTTCTCAGAAACTCTAAACAAGGCATCAGAGGCAAATGCTGCTCAAGTTACAGGTATTAAAGATACAGTTGAAACTTTCAGCAAGAGCGTAGATACTCGAATTTCAGAGTTGGCAGAACAACATGCAGCACTTTCAAAGGCTGTAGAAGAAATCAAGAACACGATTGATGGCGTAGAAAAGCGTGTCGATGCAGTAGAATCAGAGACTGCAATTAAGAAGTCCTCAGACCTTGGCGGGTCTCAGGAA